GGCTCCTGCAGCTCCTGTAGCTCCTGTAGCTCCTGTAGCTCCATCGGCTCCATCGGCTCCATCAGCTCCATCAGCTCCTGCAGGGCCAGCATTACCTGCCGCAAAGCCAGCCCTAGGTATAGTAAGGGAAATGTCACCTGAGCCATCTTCAGGTGATAAAGTGATTGAGCCGCTAGTGCTCTTTAGTTTTATACTCATGTTTAATTCCTATAATTGCCTTTGTGCGGCCCAAGTTTCTACTGTAAGCTCACTGCTCTGAGGTATAGTTAATGTAATACCATCCTCAATAATAAAGTCTGAACCAGTAAGATATAGGGTATTATCATCTAAGACTTTATCAACACTAATAGTTTCACTTTTGTAGAGAAGATGTTCAGAGGAAGCGCCATTAGTTATATTAACCTTACTACCGCTTCGGAAGTATTGGTCACCACCTGAGCCACCTTGGATCTCTCCAGCATCTACTTCATTACCATCAGAAAACTTAATGACTAAATGATTATCAAAGTCAACAGTAGCATCAACGATTGAGATACCATCAGCTCCGTCGATGCCATCAGTACCTGAGTACCCCCTGTCACCTTTGTCACCTTTATGGCCTACACCATCAAGTCCTCTATCACCTTGCTCACCTTTGATACTTATACCATCAGCGCCTCTAGCACCATCTTTGCCATGTTTAAGACGTAAGGCTTTTATCTGAGCTTCAAGATTATCAAAGATGGCAACTAATTTAACATCAGAACTTATCATCTCTTATAGCTCCTGAGTAGTGGACTCCACAGGTACACCCTGTACAGGAGCCTGTAGGCGCTGTATTAAGGCGTTTTCAGCTTCGTTAGGTTTAGAGTCACGTTCTTCTTTGCGTTCCTTAAGAATCACCTCACGCTCCTTCAGTACGCTTTCCGATATCCGCATACGGCGTTCAAACTCTTTATCGTCCTTATCACCTGCTTGTATATTCGTTGTAATAGCCTTAATACGTGCTATCTCAGTCTCTTTAGGTACTGCTAGAGCTTCCTCGTGTAACTTATGTGCCCTCATGTTGGATTCTTCAGCTTGTGAGTTAAGTGCGGAAGTTTGAGAGGCTTGGAAAGCTAATTCAGCTTGTCGAGTCTCTTCTTGAGCCTTCTGCTGCTCAGGTGTAGGCTGTGCTGCCTTATCAATAAGACCGATAAGTTCTTCACGGTTAGCCACGTTCATGTTGTCTACGATAGACTTGAGCATGATAGGATAATAAGGTGTATCTTTACCCATGGTCTGTAGTAACTGTACCAACTGAGATACTTCGTACTCACGAGCAATAATACCCAGAGAACTAGTAGCTAAGAAGTTATAGTCAGATACTGGGTAGAGCTCAGGCTCATACTGCATATAACGCCAAGCTGCCTTCGATACGAATGGAATGAGGAAGGCTTCTTGGAAGTTAATCAAAGTGCGCTTATGTCGCTTGATAATAGCGCCCAGAGACATCGAAATGCCAGCAGCAGTGGCTTCACCGTTAATTTGACCACCAACACCAGAAGAGTCCACAGCCCCTGTAGACTGTTGAACCATGGACTGTAGTGCCTGAGCCTGAGCAAACGTAATCTGACTAACATTACCAAAGTTGAATGGGTTAATGATCTCTTTAGGATCACCGTTAGTCAATAATAACTTACCAGCACGAATCTCTGGCTTAGTGCCTCTAGGGATACGTGTAGCGTCCATAGCAAGCATTGGGTGTACTGTAAGGGCCAGAGCGTCTATACGTGCGCGTAGCTCTGCATCTAGAGCCTTCTGGCTGTTGTATCCCTTCTCACATACACCACGACCATAGAAGCGGCTGGGTACAACGTCCCATGGGAACGCTACGATAGGACGGTCTTTCATCATGTAAGGACTAGGTTCAGCTTTAAGCATGATACCTTCGTTACCAATGATAACTACAGCTTCTGTGTAGTAACCTTCCTTCTCATCTTCATCAAGATCATAATCAAGTTCTTGTTCAAGGAGGTGTGTAGGGACTAGACCATAATACTTGGTAAGACGTACCTTATCATCTTGAGTAACTGTGAGCTCACTGTCAGGCTCTAGGTTGAAATCTTCTGAGGCATTACCTAGGTAAGCGTCTTTATAAACACCTTGTTCTTGTAGGATCTCTACCGTATGGGCTGACACAAACTCGTCTACAGCTACGCCCAAAGCTTCCTCTACATTGGTAGCCACTGGGTCAATACGGAAGTTCTGAGGCAAGATGGGACGTAGGCGAACCACGGTACGCTTGGAGATATTAACACCCACAGCCTCCATAGCACCACCCATGACCTTCTCAGTCGCAGGCTTCATCTCGTTGATCTCTTCTAAAACTACCTCAGCAATACCATTACCGTAGACCGCTGCGTTGATCAAGCACTCACTCATGTCCCTGCGGATACGTGTACGTTCAAAGTCCTCATGTAACTTATTACGTAGGAACTGAATGTCCTGAGTCTCTGAGTCACCTAGATTGTCTTTAATGTCAAAGTACTTACCACGACCAAAGGTAGCCTCTTCAATCTCAGCTACGTTAGACTCTACGGCTTGCTGAAGGGCAGGGGCAATGATCTGTGATCTCTCTGCCTTACGTGTAGCATCTGAGGCATTCCAAATACCCCGCCAGAGGCGATAATACTCTTCATGCTTCTTGGCATAGTTATTCTCGTAGTAATCACCCCAATCGTTCACCTTGGTCATTACCCAATCTTGTAAAGACTGTTCAATGATAATAGGGTCTGTACTCTCGTTATGGTCATTTAGTTGCATGTTTAGTATCCACTGATTAAGTCTATGGTTTCAAATTCGTCATGTTCTTCAAAGTTGCCTATATAGGCTACCTTGGCTAACTGGTCTATATAAGCCAGCGAGTCTATTAAGTCATCATGTGTTAAGGGGTCTGGGAACTGGAATAATTCATCACAGAAGCGTGAGTGCCATTCTTTAGACTTCTTGTTGATGGTAATTAGACCATGCTCAAAGCGTCCTTGAAGTGCCCACATTATCCTATCAGTCTTCTTCTGGTTACCGTGTGTAAGTTCCTCTACCCTGAAGAAGAAGGACTGACGTTTCATCATATCCATGAGGGGTGACATTACAGCTTGTTTGGCAATACCTTTCTCTATACCTACAGAGAGTGGTCTGTAATCCTTTACAGCTTGGAATATCTTACGTGCTGTCTCGTCAAGAGTCCAACGCCCATATATGATATTCTCAACAAACCAGCCATCTTCATTGACATAAACTACAGCCATAGAGGTGTTGTCTAGTCGGCTTGTGTTTCCTTTCTTCTTAGAAACATCTTGGAAACCAGCGAGGTCAATAGCAATATAATAATCACCATCACCAGTAGGTTTTGTGCCCGTCTGTAACCACTCTTCTTTAAACATCTCAGAGCCTTGGTTCTTGAAAGAAGCCATGAACTCTTGTTGGAAGGCGTGGGTTGACATACTCTTTTTAGCAATGTTGATCTCTTCAGGATCTAAGGTTTCATTGTCGTAGGAGGTGAAGTGCCATGCAGAGAACGTAGGGTCATCCTCAGATAGCTCTGCATACTTGTATAAGTCATAGAAGTGATTACGTCCCTTGGGTGTACCTATGAAGAGACAGGAGCCCTTTTGGTCAGCTAGGGCTGGTCGTAGGATCTCCTCAAATACCTCTGGTTTCATATCTGCATATTCATCAAGACATAAAAACTTAAGGCTAACACCACGCATCGTATCGGGTCTATCAGCACCCTTAAGTGAGATAGTTGCACCATTGATCAGGGTGATTTGCATGTTGTTGATATGGGAGCTGCGTATTACTGGGTGACCTAATTCTATCAATAGGCCCCACATGATGTCTCTGGCCTGCCCTTGGGTAGGTGCAACATAGAATACATGGGAGTTTGGTTTATCAGCTTGAAGGGCATTGACAATTAGAAGCCATGCAGCTAGTCGTGACTTACCACAACGTCTTCCTGCTGCCACTACCCTAAAGCGTGTAGGGTCTGCCCATACTTTCTTTTGCCAATCCAGAAGTTCAATCTTTAAATCAGCCATGATTAGACAACCTCATAATCAGCATCAGTTATATCTTCAGAAGTACCTGAGACCTCAGGTTGACCTACACCAGTGATATTAATCTGTATAGCTGACTTAGCACTACCCTTGGTGATATCCTTCTCAAAGGCTGCTACAGGGGCTACACGGTCCATGACAAGTTTCCATGCTGATGCTTGGTTCTTATGATCATCGTTCAAGGCAGCATTAAAGATAGCCTCAAGTACTTTGGCTGACTTAGGGGACGCAAGCATCCTAGCTTTGTACTCGTTGATGATAGCAGCATCACCTTTGGGACGACCAATAATACCCTTAGGCTTCTTAAGAGCCGCCTTAGGTGGTCTACCTGTACGCTTCTTAGGTACTGTTCTACGGTCAACCCTGCCTGACTTGGTAAGCTTAGGTTCTTTAGTTTCTTCTTGTTCTGACATATCTATGCAATTGCCTCTGTGTTGAGATTGCTACGGGGGGGTGGGGTTACTTAAGACTGACAATCTCTGTTAAGAGACATAGGTGTCGCCTTAAGTATACTTAAGTGTCTTTATGTTTATTCTTTAATTATAACTAAAAGTAACTACTAAAGTGTCTAAAGTAGTTACTTTATGTTTATACTAAAAGAATAAACTGTAAGTGCCTTAGGGCCGCGTTAAGCTGCTAAAGCATACTATAGGTATATTATACCACATCTGAGCCTGAAAGTCAAGTAGTTTCTACAGTTTCTTCAGTATACTTAAGGTCGTGCCCATGAATACCTTTGTGATGTTAATGAGAACTATTATCATTCCCATGTATATCATAGGGTTATCTTATGTAACCTACAGTAATCTTTTGTTACTTACTAAAGCAGAATCACTCTTTTGTAAACTTAGGTGCCTACCACAGTTATCCCAAGAATACTCCACGGCCCCCTCCCCCTCTTTGGTTCACACTATGGCACCTTTGTCAACCCGTGACTATCTCATGGCCTATAGTCACACTTAAGACTCTTCAGTCTACTTGTGACTATCTCAAGGCCTATAGTCACGCACTTGACAAGCCCTAGGATCTATGGTAGGCCCAAGGCCTTAAGCATACTCGAGTATCAATGTCAAGCAATGACTACATAAGATTCATTAGTCACTGAGGTTGACAAGTGTGAGCCTATGTGGGTGCCTATAGCTATACCTAGCACAAGTAACACAGGAATACAACAGGGGCTGAGGCCTCACACAAGGCCGCCAGTGAGACACAAGGCCTAGGGCCTGCCCTTACTATGCCCAAAGTATTTACGCAGCTTCTGTGTTATTGGCACGACTATTGCATACTCATGTATCCTTCTATCTATTATGCGTGCGTGCGCGAGTATCATGTTGTCTTGGTTGTTGTCAAGTATTACTTATGTTGTGACTAAGTAGTCACAAGTTGTAATGTGCTGGTATCATGCTATTATAGACACATAACCAAGCGGCACAAGGCGGCTAGGGTAACCAAGGAGTATTATAATGACTACCAGAATGTGGACCAAAAGAGAAACGCAGGCAGTTCTGAAAGAACTACGTACTATGTATACAGTACATAAGCTACCTTCAGGATACAGTGTAACGGATGATCAAGGCTCAGAAGTACTGCGGGCAATGACGGGATACCGTGGTTACCTGATACGCTACGACGATGGTCTATTTGAAACTAACTGAAATAATACTTGACTTATCATAGAGCCTTGGGTAACCTAGGGCTCTAGAGTAAACCAAGCAACTAAACCAAGGCCCTAGGCCAATGGAGTACACCGTGAAAACATTAAAGAAAGCACCTGCAACGCTAGGTTATACACTATACCAAGGCCCCTCAGTACTCGACGGCGCACCTATCGCGGCCATCTTGACGCTAAAGACCAGTAACCGCAAAACGGGCAACATGGCGCAAGTGTGGATCATTCGCACTGATGATAATCCAGTAGCCATAAGCCAAGCTAAACTAGATGGTAGTATCTGTGGATCATGCCCTCACAAGCAATCGGTAGGCGGCGCGTGTTATGTTAATATTGGTCAAGCCCCACTAGCAGTATACAAGGCTTTTAAGCGTGGTAGATACTCAAGTGATCTAAGTGGCCTAGCGGATAAGCTGGCAGGTCGTATGCTTCGCCTAGGAGCCTACGGCGACCCGTCGGCTATTCCTTATGAGGCCTTAGCCTCAGTAGCGGCCATGGCTAAAGGCCACACAGGCTACACGCACCAAGTAACGCACAAGGCTTTTGATAAGCGCTATCTAGGCCTCTGCATGGTCTCGGCAGATACACCAAAACAAGCATTAAAGTATCAAAAGCTAGGCGCTCATACGTTTCGTGTGGCCTTAGAAGGTGATACACTGGCAGAAGATGAGCTAGAATGCTTAGCAGACGCACAAGGCCTTCAATGCGCTGATTGTGGCTTATGTGATGGTACTAAGCGAAACATAGCCATCACTGTTCATGGTTCACGCTCTAAACGTTTTAAGTCTAATCTAATCAATCTGAAAGAGGTAGCATAATGACTAATCAACAAATATTACAACAGAATGTAGATCAAGCATACGGGTTCCATAAGGCGGCTTTGGATGCGCTGGCACTAGCTCAATCAAACGCGCATTATGCTGAGAAACTATACAATGAGGCTATGACTACTGCTATTGACGCGGCTAAAAAGAGGTAGCATAAGATGGGTAACATTAAATGTGCAGATGCTTTCACAGGCCATATATTAAAGCTAGACACCGGTGAATTGTATTTTAGGGTAGACTTAAGTTATATGCCTAAACCTATGTGGCTCAGGCATTATAGAGATAACAGGGGCATAGTGCCTTTAAATTATGGTCCTATAACTGACCAACTAACAAGGCTATGGGAAGTACAGCAAGACACTACACCCACACAACAACAGATGAGAGAGGCGTAGCATAATGAATATATACGGATATGCTTTACTTGCCATAGTCATTCTATACGTGGTATGGTTTAGTCATTGGCTTTATAAGTTAATAACTACGGACGAAATAACAGAAATGAACAAGGCACTAGAGAAAACTTTTGGAGGTGATAATAATGTTAACTAATACTAAACTAAAAAACCTATGCATGAACCACTTGCTAAAGCGAGACAATACCAGTATACTAGTGCTTGAGGAATTATATCTTGATTTCTTCAACGACTACCTGACACTGGCCTATGCAGCCGAAAACATGGGCGTACAGGAAGATCTGCTAGGGTACGCTATGGACCTAGGTAAACAATTTAATCACAAGACTAGAGGGTAAAATAATGAACAATTACACAGAAGCAGAAAAGGCACTATATAACGTGCTGTTAGATTTGAACTATAGTGAACCATACATCACACTGGGCAGCCTTGCCAAGGTAACAGGCACGCCAAGGCGTATATTAGCTCCCCTATTGGGTGATTTAGTAACTAAGGGTAAGGTACTGGCAGGGAATGAAGACGTCATGGGCGACATTATACACACGTATACGCCTATTGTGTCCAGAGGCCTAGCATATGGCTACCCTTTAGATTATTATACATATGAAGAATGGAGCGGGTTTGCATTATGAGCTATTTATATGATATAGTTTACCTAATAGGCTTAGCTGTTGTTTACACAGCGGTAATCATGAGCCTAGTAGCTGCAACAGCCGCAGGTGTGGCAGTATTATTAACATTATTAACTAAATAAGGCGGTATACAATGAGATGCAAAGCGTGTAATATGATTTTGAATGACTATGAATTGTCACGGAAAGAAAAGGAAACTGAAGAATTTTTAGATTTGTGTGGTAAGTGCTTGACAATCAGTAATGAAGCAGCATATAATATCGTTATTGATGCAGGTGATTTTGACTTAGAAGAGGGTATTAATTATGGCACAAGCAACTTTTGACCTAGAGATAGACGTAGGCACTTTAGAAGAGATGCTAATTAACTTTGAGGTTGACTACTATATCGACCAAGATGCAGAGGTGGTTATTAACGACTATTATTGTTACTATATCAACGAGGCCGAGAGCGGCCTTAAGCACTACGAGAGGCTACCTAGGTGGCTAGAGAAAAAACTAGAAGGTGAGGTAGAAGATTATAAATATGAAATGATAGCAAATAACGCTTGACACAATTAAGCAACCTTGGTATAATACTAAGGTAACCAAGACACTTTTAGTATATTCTTAGTTTATAACTAAAAGTAACTACTAAAGTGTCTTAAGTACAACTAAGGGCCATAAGGGCCTTTAGAACTAAAACCCACTATAGCCACTTAAGGCTAAGGATAATTTTATGTCAGTAATTACAGGTAAAGTCGCTTTTGTCAATCTAGAAGAGTACGAGATTTATCAAGGTCAGTCAACGGGTAAATACTCGGTGGTTGTCACACTAGACGATGCGGAGGCGTCCAAGCTAGAAGAACAAGGCGTCAATTTAAGGGAGTACGAAGGCAATAAGCAACGTAAGTTTGCCAGTAAGTTTTCAGTCGATGTAGTAGACTTAGACGGTGAACCTGAAACGGCACGACTTACTCGAGGTTCTTTGATCCGTATTCAGTACTCAACAGGTCAACCACATCCAGTGCATGGTATTACGCCTTATCTGGATAAGATCCGAGTACTTGAACTAGCTAATCAGTCTGATGACGACTTTTAGAGGCTAACCCTAGGGCTTACTATGGGTAGGCCCTTAAAACCCCTTAGAACGCACCACAGGAGCTCACAGAGCATGATACAAGTAGAAAGTACATTTGTTAAGCATGAACCATGCCCCTCGTGCGGCTCCAGTGATGCCTTAGCGAGGTATTCAGATAACCATGCAGTATGTTTCAAATGCCAGCACTATATACACGGTGATGGTACAACAGCAACAGCAACCAACATAAGAGCGAGGCCACTGGAAATGACAGGCACAATAGCAGCCCTACAGGATAGACGTATATCCATGGACGTATGTAAACGATATGGCGTCACAGTAGAACATGACGCCTCAGGGGTGATTAATAAACACCACTATCCATACCATAGTCTAACGGATAGAACTAAAGTCGTAGGTACTAAGGTGCGAGGTGTCAAAGATAAACAATTCTACAGTACGGGAGACCTAACACAAGCAGGTCTATTTGGTCAACAGATATTTGCGGAGGGAGGTAAATACATAACCATAACAGAAGGCGAGATAGACGCCATGGCTGTTAACGAGATGTTTGACGGTAAATGGCCAGCAGTGTCTATCAGGTCAGGAGCAGCGGCAGCAGCCAAGGACATTAAAGCCTCGCTAGAATACCTAGAGACTTTTGATAATGTTATCATATGTTTTGATTCAGACGAGGCAGGTATAAAGGCCTCAGAAGCTGTTCTACCGCTCTTTAGCCCTCGTAAGGCTAAGGTATGTACCCTGCCTCTAAAAGACGCTGGTGATATGCTCAAGGCCAATAAGGTACGAGAGTTTACCCGATGCTGGTGGGATGCTAAGGCGTTTAAGCCTGAGGGTGTGGTAAGTTTAGGTGATGAATCAGTATGGGATAAGTTTCTAAAGCGTGGTACAGAAGAGGTAACACCGCTACCTGCTAGCTTTGGTTCACTTAATGCCATGATGAATGGGGGTATTGCAGCAGGTGAAGTAACAGTCATTGGTGCCTTGACAAGTATTGGTAAGTCTACTATGGTGTACAACCTAGTACACGGTATGTACGTTGAAAGTTCTAAAAAGATTGGTTGTGTGTTCCTAGAGGCTGACGTAGGTGAGACAGTGGAGAAGCTTCTATCTGTCTATATGGGAACCAATATAAGCGACATAGAACAGAAGGACAGGGATTACAATCTGTACCATGAGAAGTACAACGAGCTGGCCCAGAGTGATAAACTACATATACTGGATCACCAAGGCGCTCTAGAAGCTGATGAACTATTCGCTAAGATGCAGTACTTGGTTAAAGGTTTAGACTGTGATATAATTATCTTAGATCCGCTACAGGCAGCCGTGACTTCTAATGACAATGGTGTCATTGATGGGTTCATGGATAAATGTCTAAAGCTTGCAAAGAATACTGGAGTAAGTATTATCATTGTTAGTCATATGCGTAAGCCTAATGCTAAGAATGCACATGACGTAGGTGAGTATGATTTGAAAGGCTCAGGTTCAATCAACCAAATAGCCTTCAACACTATCCTACTGAGTCGTGATAAGATGTCTGATGATGATTACGCACGTAACTGTACTCAGGTGCAACTAGTTAAGTGTAGACGTACAGGACGTACAGGGGTAGCTGGCTGGCTCTATTATGAGAACAACACCAGCCGTTTAGTAGCTACTCAGGCACCTGAAATTAAGAAGGCTAATGATATAGAGGACTTTTAAATATGTATGCAGAAGAGTTGCTAACAGTAGGTTTAAGTGCTATAATAATTATATACTTCATGGGAGGTAGCTAAGGGATGATAAGTGCAGCGGTCTTATGCATGGCTATGAACCTCTACCACGAGGCCAGAGGTGAGCCTTTAGCAGGCCAGTACGCAGTAGGGCAGAGCGTTATTAATCGTGTGAGGGACAAGAGGTATCCCAATACAGTTTGTGAGGTAGTACATCAGGCCAAGTACCGAGGGTGGGATCAGGTAAACCCCATACGTAACCAATGTCAATATAGTTGGTACTGTGACGGTAAACCTGACAACCCACAAAATGGTAAGGCTATGCTGGAGGCTACCATACTGGCCCAGTACATATTAGCCTCTACGGTAATAGACATTACAGAAGGTGCCACACATTACCATGCGTCATATGTACACCCATATTGGGCAGACCATATGACGACCACGGTACAGATAGGTACACATATATTTTATAGATAATAGGAGCAAGTAATATGAGATTGATATTCGACATAGAAACAGACGGCCTTAAGCCTACAGTAGTTTGGGTTATCGTTACTAAGGATATTGATACTCAAGAAGTCAAGACTTTTTATAAACCATTTGATACTTTTAATGAATACATAAGCAAAGCTGAGGAGGTGATAGGGCACAACATCATTGGTTATGATATACCAGTGTGTGAGAGGCTACTGGGTACTACGTTTGACCATTGTAAGGTCACAGATACTCTGGTACTATCCAGATTAGCCAACCCACAAAGAGAAGCACACAGCCTAGATTACTGGGGAGGAGTATTAGGGAATGCAAAAGGTACTTATTCGGATTGGTCACAGCTTACTCCAGAGATGGTGGTATACTGTAAGCAAGACGTTGATGTTAATGAACAAGTATACGAACGATTGCTATATGAGCTTGCTGATTTTGGAAGCGAAAGCTTACTTCTTGAGCATAAAGTACAGCATATCATCCAAAAGCAAATCAGGAACGGGTGGCTCTTAGATGAACCTAAGGCCCATGACCTTGTAGCAGAACTAAAGGAAAAACAATATGATCTTGAAGAAAACGTACAAAAAGTATTCATACCGCTGCCAACATTTATCAAAGAAGTTACACCAAAAGTTAAAAAAGATGGTACGATAAGTGTAGTAGGTTTAAAGTTTCTAGGTGAACGCTGGACAACAGTCGGTGGCCCCTTTAGTCGTATTGATTGGCCAGTGTTCAACCTAGGCTCTAGGAGGCAGATAGGGAGATACCTACAACACTTTGGGTGGAAGCCTAAAGTATTTACAGAAACAGGACAGGCCATTGTGTCTGAGGACGTACTCAAGGACGTTAAAGGTATCCCTGAGGCTGAACTGATAGCATCCTACCTACTGGTACAGAAGCGTATAGCTCAGGTACGAAGTTGGCTAGAGGCTGTTGACGAAGACACTGGGAGGGTACACGGATACGTTAACACTAATGGTGCGGTTACTGGACGTATGACACACAGTAAGCCTAATTGTGCTCAGGTGCCCTCCTCCAGTAGTCTATATGGTCCTGAGTGCAGGGCTTGCTGGATTGTACCAGAGGATTATAAGCTTGTAGGTATCGACGCTTCTGGTTTAGAATTGCGAATGTTAGCCCACTTCATGAATGATCCTGAGTACACGAAAGAGATACTGGAGGGTGATATTCATACGGCTAACCAGAAGGCTGCTGGATTAGCAAATCGTAATTTAGCAAAGACTTTCATATACGCTTATTTGTACGGCGCAGGTGACGAGAAAATAGGCTCTATTGCTGGTGGCGGTAGGAACATGGGACGGAAGCTTAAGGCTAAGTTCCTTAAGGGTACACCAGCACTGGCGGTACTTAAGGAAAATGTATCAATAGCAGCAGGAAAAGGTTACCTCAGGGGCTTGGATAAAAGAAAAGTATTTGTTAGATCAGAGCACTCAGCTTTAAATACACTTTTACAGTCAGCAGGGGCATTAGTTATGAAACAAGCCTTGATTATTCTTGATGAATATGCTATACTATGGGGTATAGACTATAAGTTTGTAGGTAATATCCATGATGAATTTCAGGTGGAGGTACGAGCGGATCAAGCAGAACGTTTCGGACAGTTAGCCTGCAGTTGTATTGAGGCCGCAGGGCTTGCCTTTAAGCTTAAATGCCCACTAGCTGGTGATTTTAACGTAGGAGATAGTTGGGCTGAGACCCATTAGGGGGAGTTATGAATGCAGCAATGGAATTAACAAAAAAACAAATCAGTAACGCAAAGTATAATCCTAGGAATAACGCAAGAAATAATCCTAGGAATAACCCTCAACGTATGTTTGTCAACGGTAAGTACGTACCTAAAAACCATCCCATGTGGAAAGCCGGAACCTATAGGACATTTAATGACGCAGCCTTTAGTTCCTTTACTAATTACGCTTCCTCAACCAAAGGTGATGTGTACATTATCACTAACAAGGCGTGGCCTGAGTGGGTTAAGATAGGTAAAGCTGTTGATGCTACAGATCGTCTTAAGAGTTACCAGACAAGTGACCCATTTAGAGCTTATGAGTTACATCATAGTGTCACTAAGGATAACAGACACACAGCAGAGGTAGAGGCGCACAAGGCACTTGAGGTCTTAAGTAAAGACAGGAAGAATGAGTGGTTTAAAGTAGACTTAGAGACAGCAGTAAGTTGTATAGGAGGTAACATATGAAACATAATAAAGGCAAGCCATTTGACATCTGTTTTGTTGATGCTGATAGTTTGATATATCGTATCGCACTTAAGACTGATATAGACTTAAGCACAGCCAAGGAATACTACGATAAAGCCATAGAGGATATTGAGTGGAACACCTGCAGCACAGTGACTAAGGTAGCACTAAAGGGCGTAGGTAACTTCCGCTATGCTATAGCAGAGGATTACAAAGGCCAACGTAAAGTTAAAGAACAAGAGGAAGACCCTAATCCTGCGTTGACAGAGAGGCGTAAAGAGCTGAATGAGTATGCTTATAGCCTAGGGCACTTTGCTAGTGATAACTGTGAAGCAGACGATGTAGTATCTATATGGGCGCAGGAGGCTTTAGACGCTGGTGTAAACTATGTCATAGCACATATAGACAAAGACATTGACATGGTGGAAGGCTGGCATTACAACTTCACCAAAGAAACTTTGTACTACATTGATGCAGAGGAAGGTTGGTACAGGATGTGCATACAGATGCTTACGGGTGATTCTACGGACAACATACAAGGTCTTAAGGGTATTGGGCCTAAGAAAGCAGAGAAGCTACTGGCTGATGTTGCTAAGGCTGATATGCTGGCTAAAGTACAGGAGGCATGGCAAGAGCATCACCC